TAGTAATCTGAGCCGCCCAAAGCTGCCAACGCTCTGCGGCGGTTATGATACTCAGGTCCTGGCGCTCTATGGCCTCCGTGCCTGCCTCGATCACGGCATTTGTCAAGGCCTGCTGCTTTTCCTGTGCCGTGAGTGCATCCACGGTCTTATTGAGGGACGCGGCATATTTCTTGTTTGCCTCCCCGATCTTGATAGTAAGGCCAAGGTTGTCCAGGATCATAATAGAACCCCTGCCTATGCCGGTGGCGATATCAGAGAAGGCCTGAGTGGTGTCAATACCCATATCACGGGCCTTGGCCCTGGCGATCTCCATGAGGTTCGCAAGCTTATCTATTGGCAGGCCGAGAGAAATGGCCCGGTTCGCGGACTCCGTGAGGGCATTGTTATCTATCAGGCCCCCGGAGGCCGCTCGTATTTTTGCGAACTCCTTTACAGCGTCTCTGCCCATGGCCTGGGTCATAAGCCTGAAGCTTCGGCGGTTCTGTTGGTACTTGTCCGCCGCCTTGGCAAAGTCAATGGCCTTGGATATGGTCCGCTGTGCGGCAAAAGCGGCGGCACCTATGGCGATCCAGTTGTCCTTGACCTTCTTGGCAAAGGTCGCGGCCTTCTTCTCGGTCTGTTCAAGCACCCGGATGGCCGCATTGCCATTGGCGTCAATGGTTATGGTCAGCTTTGTTTCGTTCGCCATCCCATCCTCACAGCCTCCATAAAGTCTTTAATTGCCGCCATGTCATCCCATACTTCAAGGGGGAACGCTTCACTGTCAAACGGATAATGCACCGTTGAAAGCTTATACATCCTCCATACAAAATAAAAATACTCACTCAATATATGAGTCTTGCCGGTGCATGCCTTACATTGCAACCCGAACATAGGGCCAGAAGCCGCCCGGCATTTGTCCTCCCTCTCCTTTGTGCACATCTTGAAGAGGAAGAACTCCAGCTCCTGGGTTATTCCAAAGGGCCGTCTTCTTTGTCCCCCGCATCCGCCTTGTCCGGCTCCGGCTCATCGTCCTCCATGCCAGGTATCCCTGACATATCGATCTCCGAGCCCTCACCGTCATCGTCTTCATCTTCGTACTTCACGCCGATCCCGGAGAAAGCTAACTGAGCCAAAGCCTGCACCAGGTCTCCGGCTGTCAGGAGCACGAGCCTTTTCCACTCAGGGTCATAGCCCTCCGAGCCCTCATTTGAGGATATGGGCTTGCCGCCATTAAGGAAGTCGCCATCCTCGATGCCGGTCATTATCTTAGCGCCCCACTTGAGTCCAGCCGCCGTTGCCTGGCTGGCTATCTTGCCGGCCTTTCTTGTGAGCGTCTCGCCGCTATAAGCTATGCGCTCCTTGTTGGTTGGCGTCCTGTAATACATGGACACATCACCGCCACTCGGGCCATCAATGAAAGTGGCCTTGTTGTTATCTACTCTCTTGAGGTCTCTCGCCATGTCAGCTCCTTAGTCGAATGTTATTACCAGCTCGTCATCTCCGCTGGTCCTTGTTAATGATAAGGGTATCTCCTGGACACGTATCTTGTCACGGTCCGCCAGGCCAACCTCGTTTAAGATGGCCTTGGGGGCGGAGAAGTCGAACTTGTTATACTGGGTGCTCCCCACCTGCATGACTATAGCCTGAGCCGTGCCGTCCTGCCAGAGCAGGAAGTAATCCTTTGTGGCCAGGAGTTCCATCTCCGGGTCTATGGAACCCTCAGGGGTCCGATCGTTAATGATGATCTCCCTGTATCCCTGGGCGTTGTTGACATCCATCCGCTTTACCAGGGAGTTACCCATCTTGAACATGGCCTTGGCCGCTATGGGTGTGTCTCCGCCAACGGAGAGCCCGGCTGAGAATATCACGGGCGGCAACACCGAAATATCATCATAGGTGGGAGCGATGAGCGCGGTGTCTACGGGCTTGAGATATAAACCCTGCATAGTGAAATTGGCTATGCTGGTTTTACCCGTTTCGTTCATGAATTCCACATCCCCTCTACAGCCGAGGACCTTATAAAGTATCCCATCCTCGTACAGGTAGATGGTGCATGATTCAAATGCGGCTGAGATCGGTTGGTATACCACGTTCTCTGTGGCCGGAGTCGCGTCCACCGTCTCGCTCAGGCCGCATGCCCTCAAGAGCGGCGATATCTCAGGCAGAGCGGCGGCACCATAAGCCGCGCCGAGTCCCCGGACCTCAACCGGAAAACTGATCTCAATGCTCTTTATACCGATTCTATGAGCCCAGTTTGAGAGGCTGGCCCCCGTTGCCATGCGGTCGATCTTCTCGCCGTTGATAGTAATGGACGGTAATCCTGTGACAATAGCATCTGCGGCCACAGGTACAGGGTCAACACCGTAATTCGCCTCGACCTTGGCGAGGATCACGGCCTTTTCAACTAATAACGCCTCAGCCATCATGTTCCTCCTCTTTGACAGTAGTAGTGGCTTTGTCTGTGCCACCTGTGGGCTTTTTTATATCAACTATGTGCTGGCCTCCCTTGCCCACAGTCTCCTTTTGCTTAGTGTTCTTTTTCATTCTCCCTCCTTGAACTAACGCACCGGGGGCAGGATCACCGGGACCCTGAACCTGATGGCATAAGTTATCACGCCGGCCTCATACGCTACCAGGGCGCGCTCCTGATACCTCATGGGCTGTATACCCTCAAGATCCATCGTGCTGCCGTTGAATAGATTAATAACCGCATCCATACCCTCATAAATATTATTGGCCGCGCTTTTTTCTCCACGTAGATTTTTATAAGTGAGCTGGACAACATAAAAATAATCAGGCACCGGACGGGGATTATCTCTGCTGGACACATCCCGATCACCGTCAAAATATATATTGGCCACTGGGTAGGTCTTTGGCGGTAAAGGGTTCTCGCGGCCAGTGGAGTCCACGGCCTTGAAGATGCCAAGCAACTTCATCAGAGCAATCATCTTATCTTCTATGGTAGTCGTGGTCTGTGCCATCACACGTCCTGCCTTACCGATAATCTGAACCGGGCTATAGTGAGGGGGTTGCTTACGCCGTCAGCATCCGTCTGGTAGAACTCGCCTTCATATGCGTCCACCACGTCAAGCTCAGGCCCGGTTAGCTGTACATCGGCAGTCGTGGCGCCCGTTACCGTTGCTTCCTTGGCTATTTTTTCCACGCCTCCGGGAATTAGGGCAGTCTTAAAAAAGACCTTGTTGCCTCCACCTATGAAATCCCAACCCACCGGGGCCACAAGTTCAAGGGTTGGATAATCACCGGCATATACAACAATGTCCCGGCCTTCTCTGACGGTTACCTTTGACTGGAAGATACCTGTGATAATAGCATCTCCACTTATGGGAGCGCCGCCAATGGTGCTAACATCCACAGAATGAAAAGTCCCTGTTGGTAGCATTACATATGCCGTTGTAGCGTCAGGCACAACATCCCACGCTCTCTCAACAGTAGCTATTTTAGTGGTTCCGTTATATGCAATAATCCTACGAGCTTGATCTTCTGCTGTACCGGAACGCAAGAATATTACCTGGTGTTCATATGCATCATCATCATCAGAGGCTAATACATTTAATGTTATGGTTAAAGCATCACCAGCTTGAGCCAGGCCTTCATTAACATGCTCTCGTCCTGCATCAGCGTATATAATATATTCAGATGTATCGTCTGGTAATATTTTCCAATTTCTATCTAATGTGGCTGTTTTAGTTGCTCCATCATACTGAAGAATATTCCTTGTTTGACCTTCTCCAGTTCCACTCCTTATGGAAATCCCTGACGGATCATAAGCTCCATCGGTTGAAAAAGCATCACCATTCAAGATTATTTGATTAGGCTGTAAGGGAGCAGAAGGACAAGTTCCATCGGTAATAATTATTGAGGATATATTCCGAAGCCTCCTGCCGGCAGAGTTTGGAATATTATGTGTCGCGCCTGTGAGTGTTTCATCCCATACAGCGTCCTCAGTAGTCTTATTATTGTGTAATGATGTATTTGTACCGTTGTCATTAATGTCACCAGAATCATTGAGGGCAAGTTTATTGTCTATTAAAAATGCTTCTACAACTCCACCACCTACATTGATACCATAGCCATCGCAGTCTTGTATTACATTATCCTTAATTGTTCCATGTTCAACATTTCCTCCCAATAATTTTATCCCATCCCCGGCTACATGCTGTATAACATTGCCTTGTATAATGGGATACATACTGGAGCCTCCAGCTGAATCAAGAACAATGCCATGCCCTGCTCCGCTCTGTCCTGATAATTGAAGGTGATTATTAAGAATTTGTACGTTATCGGAATTAGAAATATTGATGGCATCCCCGCGTGTGTCATTGAGCCAGCACTTTTGTATCTTGATAAAATCAGCCCCGGCAATATCGATACCATTGCCCACGCCAATAGAATCCGTGAATATCTGAACCCCTTCTACCTCAACTCCATCGGCTGTAATTGCTATCGTATCCCCAGCCCCATTCCTTGTCCATATGAAATCCCTGCCCGGACCCCGGAGAAAAGTATACCGTTTGTTTATTATTACATCTTCCGTTAATGTAGTTGCTCCTGCCGTATTGCCGGCCACAAGGAAAATTACATCATGGTTTGAGTCAGTGACCGCATTATCCAGGCAGTCCTGGACAAGACTGTACGGATCGGACCTTCCGCCCCTTGCTCCATTTGCATGCGTATCACCATTAATAGGGTCAACATAGAAGAAATTACCCTGCCATGTATGGGCACCTCGCTGGGATTCCACCAGGGCAGCCACAAGCGATACAGGAACGTCATCAATTATCTGAACCATTGCGCCCAAGGACTCAGCAGTCGCCGCTGATTTATACCTTGTCTCTATAAGCGTACCGTCAACTTGATCGGTCTCAGCCTGGCTCAGCTCAACATAATACCGTCCATTCCCTATGACCACGAGAACCCCGGCAGTATTAACCCATACGGCTCCGGCTATGCTTATCTGCGGCTGACCTCCGACCTCGCCCAGCTCAGGCGTTATACCATCCGTGGCATCCACAATTTGAAAGGGCACTCTGCGGAGAGCTGCGTTTGATTCGTTCCTTTTTATTTCCTGGGCCATTAGTTTCTCCCCCTGGTTTTATTTTCTATAAGCTGGAGATAATAGGCCGCATTAACACCGCCAGGCAGGCCCGTGAACTCAAGCGTCCTTGTGTATCCTGACATGATACGACCCGACACTCCATCATGAAGGTCACCACATGCAGAATGAAACTCAAAATCAGGCGGTGATTCTGTTGCATCTATTGCCAAGGTATCAAGAACTCCTGTTCCAATTGTTGTTCCGTTATAAATTACTATTGTGTATATTTGACCTGAACGTGAGACATGTATTAACCGTTCTGTATTAATTGTTAAATTCGCAGTTACATCTGAACGGTTCGATACTCCAGTACGATAAGTAACATTGACTTTAAGACCTTGAGCATTAACGCGGAAGTATTTCTTTCCAGTTATTTGAAGTGTTTGCAAATCTGTATCGACATTTGAGTATAAGGTGTGTATAACAAGCGGATTCACCCCTGAAACGGCTGTTGTCTTATAAATAAAATCATTAGTAACGCCAACGGTTATAGCGCCAACGCCAAGACTTTTAGACAACCAAGCGGGGCCGTCAGTTCTATTAATATTCGTAACAGTTACCCGGTCAGAAGTTAATGCAGAAATAAATCCCGCTAGGTCAGTCTTGTTATATGTAGTTAAGTCTTGTGCCATTACTTGAACTCCGGGTTCTCGTTTTTTATATCGACATCATATTTCTTGTCGGCCTCAAGCGTTGTTCTCTCAAGGTCGTATCTATCTTCATCTTCTTTAAGCGGGAAAAAATTCATGCCCACAATAATAGGAGGAACCCCAACCGTGGCTTCTTCTCTTGCCTCGGCTATCTTTGCGCTGATAGATTTAATTATCGGCAAGAAAGTATTTACATGCCAGAACAGATAATCAGCGTCACCGAGCTTGCTATTGTTCTTTTCAATCAATAGCTTCTTTGCCCGTAGAGCATAGGCAAGCTTTTCGTTTGATTCGGTGATAGCTGATTTTATTTGTAACTCAAATTTCACTTATTTCTTACTCACAAGCAAAGCCGTTTTATCCGAGCTTCCCTTTGAACTTCCGAAGAAGTATTGAATAACCCCGGCAAAGGAAGTTACCAAAGAGCCCAACATTAAGAAGATGTACCTCTCTTTGTCTGCGGTAACTGCCCCCTCCATTGTTATTAGGGTTATCAACAAACCGAAAAAGCCCACCACAATGATTGAGGCCAGCATATAGAGAGGCCATGTTGAGCCCCCTGACTTCCTTATCTCAACCTCGCGTTGCCGTGCGTTCTGCATATCAGCGAGGTGCGCCTTTGTGTCCTCCAAGGCAAGTTCTTCAAAGCGCGTCTTGTGGGTAAGCTGTAACTCCTTAAGCTTAAGCATGGCCTCCGGGTTTCTCTCAAGCTCTGCCATTATGCTTTCGGGCTTGCCTTCAACGCCAAGGGCCGAGGCTACCATGGATACAATACCGCCCGCCGCCGGGCCGCCAATCAACGTAGCTATCAGGGGTGCGGCTCCCCCTATTTTCTCTTTTACTTTGTCCCAGTTCATCTCAAACTCCTCTCTTTTCTATGTTGGCAATAGCCATGTAATGCGCCAATGCGATGAGGCGACGCCCCTCAGGTTCCATAAGGTATCTGCGGCAATCGCTCTCTGTGTCCATGAAAAAGGACTCAGTTAATATGGCTGGCATCGTTGTCTTGACCAGCACATAAAATTCAGCTTCCTTGTCCGGGTCCCCATCTGATATATCAAGGCGCGGAGTGGCCTCAGGGAAAACCGTGGCAAAGGATTCCAGGAACCTGGTTGCTATGGCATCCGAGCGGGTTTGACCAGGTGAGGTATAAACTTCGTAACCGTGTCCGCCACCCGCGTTGGCATGGACGGAAACATAAACAGCATCGCGGTCTCCCCATGCGTTGGCACGCCGGACACGCTCATGCAATGATACTTTATCCTCCTCAGGCTTAACTAATATATGATGTTCAATGCCAGCCCACTTGAGCAAACCCGCAAGCTGCCGGACTATGTCACGGGTAAACTCATATTCCCTGAGCACCCGTCCATCATATACAGGTGAACGCTTACCTGGTGTACTCTTGTTATGTCCGCTGTCCAGTATCCAAAACATGTTAAATATCTCCTTACGGGGTTGGCGGATTTATAGTAAAAATACTCTGAAACACCCATACGAAAAATGCAAATATAGATGCTCCGAGAGCCCATAAGCTACCCTTGCGAACCGTCCTGATGGCTCCGCGTTGGCCCTCGATATATCCATGATCTTCATAATGGTTTTTGGGGTCAATATAAAATTCCCCACGCGATTCTATTATTGCTTCCTTGACAGCCTCTTTTATTTCTAGAGCGTCCATTATCTATACCTCCCCGCCAGCGCCCGGAGCTGGTCCCAGCGATTTGTCCAGGAATTCAATCATAAGAGTCTCGATCCTCTTCTCATCAATATCCTGCATGAACATGAAGGGCCGGGGGGGGATATGGCCATCCTTCGTCCCGTGATGCAGAGTCCCGGCATGCTTGCGGCTGGTGCCCACCTCGATACTGAAATTGTCGATCTCATACACGCCATCCTCATGAGCCTGGGGCGATGTAATCGAGGCCATCAATATACCCGTATCCCTTAATGGCTCCACCGTACCGCCGCTTGTCTTACCGGAGCCGCGCTTGCGTATTGTTTCCTTAGAGAGTTCAACCCAGTCTGGCCGTCCCCCCTGGTCAAAATTGGTCTGTACGCTCTCGATGACTATAAGGGAGGCCTGCTTCAGCCAGGGCTTGAAGTTTTTCATAGAGCGCCTGGCGGCTTGAATTCGCCGGCGCAAATCCTTATCGCCCGTTATGCCAACGCTCATTCCTACCATACGTCCGTGGTCCCCCTCGTTATCTGGTTGCCGTCATCGTCAAACTCGCCACGGGTGAACTCGTGCCCCTGGCCATCCGTGGTAGATCCCGGAAGAGCGCCCGTGGATAGGGCGTCTTCGGCTCCGGGTATCTTAAGATCACCCTCGGATATTTTCTTGAGGTCCGAGAGCGTTTTATTGTAGCGGTCAATAAGTGTGGTGGGCTTCTCCAAATTGCGATACAGATAGAAAGCCGCAAGCGTGGCGGACCAACCCTTAAGACAGTCCGGGTTTACCACAAAGGGCACAGTGTAAAAAGCAGAGCAATACTTGTCTATCTCCGCATCACCCCGCGCAATGCAGGCATTGACCTGAGGAGTGAAATTCGCATCAAGGTTATCATCGTCCGTAAGTTCGATAATATCTTCCTTGGTGAGTTCCAGGTTCCTCAGGTCGTCTGTATCGCTGTATGGATGCGCCATGTACTAACCCTCCAGCTCCGCCTTACGATCCGATATGGCCTTGTTCACGAAGTCCAGCCCAGCCGTCTCAAGCTTTTCAGCAGCGTCCAGCTCTATGGCGTCCAGGCCCGCAACGGTCGTGGCGATCTTGACCCTTGATACCAGGAGTTCCGGCGTTACGGTCTCAGTGGCCTTTTTTGCGGCTTCCCCTGCCTCTGACAGCTCCTTCAGGCGCTTTTCTCCCGCCGTGGCTACTGCCTTTACCTTGGAAAGAGACATGAGCGCCTCAACGGTCTCAGCATGCTTTGAGGGCCATATTAACGCCAGCAGGGCCTTGGTGTTGGGCGTTGGGGTGTCCTCAAGGGTCGCCTTGCCAGCCAGGACCAGGCGCGCCTGGTGCTGCTCGGCTGTGTCCACATGCAGCTTTTCTGCCTGCTCCTCTGTGAGCATGATCTCCACGCCTTCCTTGTACTCTTTGCCGTCATGCTTTATGGTGTGGCCAGCCTGTACTATGTACTTTTCTTTTTTCATCTTAACCTCCGTTAAGAAAAAGCCGGGGCGGGACTGCCGCCCCGGCCTTTTAGTTATTATACTTCCTTCGCGTCTTTACGCTACTGCGTCCTCGATGAAATACCCGAGGATGTTCCCCACGATCTTGGAGTCCTCATTCCAGGCGTCCTTGACATATGTCGCGCCCTTTTCGCCGCGCTTGCCGTCAAAGCCGGTGAATGTAGTCCCCCGGTTCTCGGAGAAGGTATAACCCCAACTCGCCTTCCTGACGCCAGGCATTGGCTCCACATAATACGCCATGCAGTGCTTGCCCCATATGCGGGAATAGCTGCCCGTCTGGCCCCTCTTGGTCGTATTGTAACGGGCGCGGCCAATGAGGAGAGTCTGTATCTCCAGGAGCGTAATCATCTCCTCAGGGGTTGCAAAGCCGCCCGGAGTACTCTGCTGCCTGGTGCTGGCCTTTACAGCATCCAGGACTTTCGGGTGTGCCCTCAGGATATTCCAGGTGTCCAGACCCATAGCCACAACATTGGCCCTGGTGAAGGTCTGCTCAATGGCGGTCAGGAGATCGCCAAGGGGATCTGAGTTGGTATAATCGCTCCACTGGTCCGTCCCTGAGAGCTGCACTTTGTAGCCTGAGGGATAGTTGGCCGCAGTCTGGAGCTGGTCCGCAATGCGCTTCTCATGCGCCAGGAGAAGCTTGTCTCTCAGGTTCATCGTAGCGTCAGAAAGCGGAGACAACGGAGCATCCGCGTTGTCTATCTCCTCCTGCGGAACCCAGTCGGCAAGTCCGTGAGATACGACTGAGAAGTTGTCCGTGGTCTGCTTCATGTCTATCTCATTGGGCATGCCCTTTGGGCCGAGCGTATCGTCATCAATACGGAACGCCTGGTCGCGGTCATAGACGTAATACTTGTCCGAGCGTTTTAGAACAGGAACGATCGGCATTATCTGCAAGCCTATGAAGTCATCGTTCTTGTATTTGATGCTTATGTTGGAGAGGATCGCGTCAACATGGACATCGCCCGGCTCTCCATATTTCCTTGTCTCTCTGTTAAGAGTCTTAGTGTCTGACATCGTCCTCCTCCTACGCGCTTATCACGTACTCACAGAAGAGTACGAGTACGCCGGCTGTGAGAGCCTCAACCGCAACATCAGCGGTCAGCTCCCTGGCGGCGGTGGTTTTTACGGAGAAGGCGGCGGCAGCGCCGGTCTGTATGCCTTCATGGAGTCCAGCGTCCCAGTCAGTAGCCGCACTGATGGCAACAGCAGCCACAATGCCTGCCACATCGTCCACAGGGAGCCCCAGAGCGATGGTACCGGCGTCCGTGGCGCTTTCGAAGGTGGTTATCACCTCAAGGTAGGACCGCGTGATAATGGCGTTGTCAGGCAACGTCACGCCCAGTCCATGGGAGCCGATGGCCTTGCCGGCTGTGGCGTCAAAGGTAGCACGCGCCAGGCCCTTGAAAACAAGGCCGTCAGCGGCAAGGGAAGATACGAGGTCCTGTCTGCTCAAGGCACAGAATCCAATATCTCCGACAACGCCTGAGACCGTGGAATATCCGATGATATTCTGCCCGGCCACGGCGGTTATACCACGCCCTAGGGAATCAGAAGTAAGCGGGTCCCCACGGGTCACGGTGTCACCATATACCAGGGGGGATATTCCAGCGTTAGTCGCTATCCTAACACTCGCCCCCGCAGCCGAGGTTGTATGCTGGAATATGCCTGCGAGCTGGTCAGTGGCCCCCGTAGCCAGATCAAAAGTATCGTCATCCGCCCCCGGTTTACAAATGGTAAACGCCGTGGCAACGGCGGCGGTGCTCTTTTGGGACTTCTCCAGGATGGATGTCTCTCCCATCGCCATGCCAATAGCGCCAAAGGTGACAAGCCCTCCCAGCACCTTTACAAGGTCTCCCTTGTCAGGAGCCATCGCAAACACGCCAATGCATATTACTGCTATGAAAACCAGGCCGATCAAGGCCAACATCTTTTTGTTCAACATACCTTTCACGTCCTCCTTTGTATTTATTCCGGAGCCTTTACTTGAAAAGTTCCGGGTGTGCCCTGGAGACCTCAACTGCGGCCTGCGCGTATGTTACATCCTGATGTGATTCCTGATACTTCGATATCAGGGCCTCCACATCACCGGCAACTACATCCGGATTGGACGCAGGCTCCGTCTCGCCAAAGGTGATAACGGACTCCTTGGACAAGAGGACTTCCTTGAAGAAGCCCAGGGGGTCTTTCTCGCTCTCTTTGCCGGACTCCCCGAACTTGATGACAGCCGCATCGTCCCCGTGTGAAAGGCTCTCCATGAAAGCCTCTACTGAAGGCCTCATGGCCGGGGATAATCTGCCATCTTCTCCCAGCTTGTCCAGGAAGGTTTTTATCCCCTCCTTGTGTGCAGCTATGCCCTGCTCGGAGAGTTTTGTGGTCGCAGCCTTGGCCGCTTCCTCAAGCTTCTTCTGCTTATCAAGGAATTCCTTGATAACTGGGTTGGTCTCTGCCAGTTTGACTAGATCGTCATGGCTAGTTATATCGCTCACTTCGTCTGTACCTCCTTTTTTAGGTTCACTTCCTGGCGGGGCCTCAGAAAGGTCCAGCACCATCGTCTCTTGACCGGAGTCATCGCCAAAGGCGAGATTTGCTTCGGTCACATCCGGAAGCTCTCTTATAGCTGAACGTCCTATGAAAGAGATCCTCCTGAAGGCCTTGCCATGAGCAGTGCCCTCGTTATCTTTAAAGTCAGAGAATATCTCCGGAGATATTCTCACGAGCGTCTTGCCTATCATATCTATCGCCTTCTCGGCCATGTCTCCGAAGTCCGCCACAAGAGTCGGGACCCCGGCCTTGATAACCTCACGCAGGGCGCTCATGTAAGCGATCACGGGAGCGCCCACCGTAACCGCATTTATAAGCTCGCTCTCGTCTCCGTCTGCATGACCCACCACAGCGGGTATCTTGTTGTTGGGTATCTCCTTGAAGTTCTTAAGCACCTCGGCCAGGTCCGCTTCCGTGAAGGTGGCCTGGGAGCCGTCAGCACTCGTGAACGTCCCGACACGTAATACCTCAACCCCTTTAAGCTCAGCAAACGTCTCATATGTGGTCTTGACGCGCTCAGGGGTCCCCAGCGTTACCTCTCCCTCGGTTATGGCATATGTGGCCTGGAAGAGAGTCCCGTCATCTTCATAGATGACCTTATCGTCAAACAGGTCCTTTACCCATATGAAGGCATCGTCCTCTGGCTTGTCCTTGTTAAGGTGTCCCTCGATGAGGTTCCTGGCGTCTGCATAACTCATATCAATAGGCATGGCATTACCCTCCGAATCCCACCGGGATCACAACGCTAGGCAAAGGGCTCAGCATGTCCGGTGTGAAGTCAAATTTATTTATCGTTATCAGAATCGCGCGGCACATATGATGATTCTGAGGCTTGAATTTATCCCAACGCGGATCAGTAGTTAGGAACACAGAACCGTCAAGAAGACGGCATATCTCTTTTGTGGTCCTGTTATCCATAATCGAGCTATAGAAATCAGCCGGGAAAGTCTCTATGACATCAGGGTCCTGGCGCATCTGCTCGCGGCCCTCGTTGTAGCTGGTCATCATTGCGTTACGGAAAACGGTCTGTGTATGGAAATCAAGTATCTTCTCGCCTTCCTTGCCAACCTGGTTGAATGTGGGCTCCTTGTACTTTACAAATACCTGGTCAAGTGCGAACTCGAAGTCCCTGAGGTCCCAGCCCTCATTAATAGCCTGGACTATAAGGGGCTGTATGTCTTTCTCAATGTTCTTTTTCTCAAGCCCGGCCACATAGAAAGCCTCTGACCGCTTTACGTCCACAAGTTTCTCAAAAGCCTTACGGGTCATAGGTGCGCGGCGCGCCATTATCTTCATTACTTCCTCAGGCG